GTTTTATGAAGGCTTTATTTATTTTGTCTGCTCGTTTTGATGTTCTTTCATTGAGAACTTTTTCACTATAATGGTCTCTCCATTTTTTTTCTTCTCTGGAGTTAAGAAGAATATCAGCAACAGCTTCTCTTACTTCTTGCCTGATTCTTTCTCTGAATTTTTTATTGTCGAATAGAGCATATCCTAACGCTCCTACAAAAAACTTTTCACTTACTTTTTCCATTGCTTTTTCCTTTTGTTTTACTTCTATCTTCGTTTTGTTTTTTAATTTTCATCATTAGGTCTACAGTTTTCTTTTTAAATACTCTTGTATTGCGTTGATTTACATCAGGCTCTACTGCTTTTAGCTTTAGTGTTTCTATTTCTATTTTCTTAATTTCCATACGTTTGTCCTTTCTATGTATAGAGCTATAATATCTTCAAAGTTATTTGGTTTGCGAGGTGGTATATTGGTATGGATGTTATACGTTTCAAAACATCTATTCTCATTGTATGCTTGTTGGCTTAGTCTTTCACATTCTCTTGCAGATTCAAGGTCGAGGGTGAGCATGAGAATGATAGTGTGGGTCATCTTTTCTATCATAGTTATCTCCGCTGTTAAAAGCTAGGAGGTCTGGCAACAGAGCAGTATAAGACCCCCTAGCTTGTTCTAGGATGAAGTTATTTTGGAGAAAACTATTTCCCTAGAACGGTATTTCATCCGATTCTATTGCATTGTCAACACCATTATCCCCTGACATTGCATTTTTCTCAGTCATTTTCATTGACAGAATGTTACCTTTCTCTGTCTGCTTTACCCAAGCGGCAACTCTTTTCTCTCCAGAAGATGTCTCAGCTACACCAGTAAAGGTTGGTGCGTTCGGTGTGTCACTGCTGTTATCCCACAGTCTACCCACCTTTACATAGATATCTCGAATCGTTGTACCATCAGGCATAACGTCTTTGATCATTGCGATACGCTTAGTTTCGCCTTCATCGTTTAGGCTACCAGTACCAACTAAGATTAGCTGGTCGCTTTTGCTACTGAAGATAGCTCCAGTGTTAGTGTTATCGTATTCCATATTACCTCCGTTAGAATGGATTGTTATCAGTCTTGCCATTATCAGCGTTGTGTTTGTTGTCGTGCTTACCCAGAAACACATCAGCATCACAGCCTAAATGAGATAGACCTTTAGTTAAGGCATCAGTCAATGCCATCTTTCCAGCGTCTTCGGCTGGTCGTTTCATATCCTTATGCCAGAAGGTTCTTGTTCCAGCAATAGGTCCGAATGTATTCTCTGGTAGCTCTGTCCAGATAGTTACCTTCGCAACAATAAGAATCATATCGTTAGCAGATGGGTAGTCATACTCTACGTTGTATCCCCAGCCAACACCTACTGGACCAAACATCTTTGTCATCTTCATGATCTGATACTGAGGATCAATAGACGTAAAGCTTCTCTGACCGAAAGAAACTTTCTTTAGATACTTGAGTTCGGATGGTGCAAGCGAGTTCCATACATCCATGTGTGCTTTTCTTTTCATTAGCTTATCATGCTCTGCTTTTTCTGTTTGGTACTCTAGTTCTTCTTGCAAAGTAAGTCCGTCTATCATTATCTCTGTACTCTTTTTTTTATCTGGCATTTAAACTTCCTCCTTCTTTTTTTCTGCATTTAATCTAGCCATCTTGGCAATCATTCTTATATCTTCTGGACGCATTTTAAATTTTTCAAATTCTTGCAACTTAAAATGTCCGTTGCTTTTAACTACCATAGTAAAATCATCATCTTGATGAATCTCAACTCTATGAATTGTAAGCCACTTGCCTGACCATATGTCGTTATCTTTTATTCTTTTACCTTTCATGCTTTCTCCTTCACCTTTATTGTTCTTCTTTTGTCGGTTATGTTTACAGATAATACATCACAATCCATTTGATATACATCAGGGGGTATGTGACTCATCAATCTTTTCTTAGCTGATTCATTCTTTCTTGCTGACTCAAGTGTATCAACATAGTCATGAGCATCAGACATAAACTCATTACTCTCATTCATATCTAACTTAACCTTCCTATCAATCGCGATGCTTGAGATATCTGGGGTCTCCGCATCACGATTGTTAGGAGGCTTTTTATTTACAACATGTTCCCAGAAGGTAGCAATATTACCCATCATCTTTGTGCAATATACTGGGTCATATGCAACATGTTTTGATTCCCATTTTGAGTTGCCAAATATTACAGACAAGTAACAACCATCAGCTTTCCATTCTTTTTCGTTGCAATACATATGATGTAGATACATATATAACTGAATCTGTGGCATGTATCTTTCTATTATTGCACCCATATTTGTAAATGCATTTGTATGTTTTGCTTCAACAATGTAGCTTTTGTGTACGTTATCTACACACATCATGTCTGCTGTTCCTTTTAGCGGCACACTATCAATCCACTTTTCATTGGTAAATTCTTGTTGTAGCATACGCTCTGTGCCAGCCATTGTATAGCCAGGCTCATGTGCCTCTCTCCACCATTTGAGATTGAAATGCTCTGTGTGTACACCGAGCTGAACAGCTAGCACCTCTGATAAATCATCTGGTTCTGTTAACCCTACCTTCTCTTGGTAGAGATCTGCCCACTCTCCATTCATAATTCTGATGGCATCAGTGCCACCGATAAATCCTTGTCGATCCATAGTTTTCTCCTTATTTATATGGCGATTGTAGTATCACTTCTGCAACTGGTCAATAAGATAATCAAACCTATCGAGATAATATTTTCTTCTTTCAAGCTCTGGTTTTACTAGTCCGTATACATCTGAGTAAGGTGGTAGTATACGAAATGTTTTGATAGACATGTTATAGATATGCATGATGCAGTCGGCTGGTATGTCAACCAAACTCTCGATCATAATATCTACACGTTCACCACACTCATCTATACTTGTTTCATACGGACGTTGGAATAGATACTTCCAGCGACTGAATAGCTGGCGTACTTTCTCTGGTCTGTGTGGTGTCATGTAGGCTTCGATGTTTGCTTTGGCGGCAAGAGCATCGGCTAGCTTGGTACAGCTCACATCCAACACGCGTACATCAACAGACCCCAAAGCATTTAGCTCTCGGACTAGTTGGTCGTTTGCTTTTGTTGGTGAACGAAATGAAACAAGGGTAGTTATGTTGCCACCCTCTCCTATTGATACGACTTTAGACATTAGTCCTCCTTACTTATTAGTTTTTTAAATGTTGATTCCCATACTCGGTCACTAATTATTACACAGTATCGAGGGTCGCCAGTCTTACGCTTACAGACTGCCATGTCTCTATCCTCTAATAGATTGAAGACGTTTGGAAACGAACTCTTGTCTCGATACTTTACTTCTACAAAGAGAACCTGACCATCAATCTCGATAGTCAAGTCCCCTTTGTATTCACCACCTAGACTGCCCGATAGTGGTTGCTTCTTTGTTTTTATTCCTAGATTATTCCATAGCTTTAGAAACCACCTTTCGTGATAGCTTCCTTTTGCTTTACTTTTGCTAACCATGTATCCTCCTCATAGCATTTCATACAGATAAGACTGCTTTTATATAGAAAGACTACAAAGTATTGCGTCTCGTTTTCACACGCATCGCAGATACGAGGTGCTCTTACCTCTTCACCACTTCTTTTTTTTGAGCGTCGCAAGCTTGTCAATAGCTCGTTCAATCTTGATAGCAGTTGCATAGCGTAGCTCTGTGCCTTTCAGTTGTCGATAGTAGGTAGTCTTTGATAGACCAGCCCAGTCAAAAGCATCACGCAAAAGAACCTTCTGATTTTCGGATTGAATTGTTAGCTGTTCCAAATAACTTTTCATAGAGTGTTGTTCTACTACGACTTGCTTGTAATGACAAGTATCTATTGATTGTTTTATTACCTAGTCCGGTAATGTAATATTTTCTTACAAGACCTGGTGCTTTCTGATTTGCATATAATACACGTTCAACGTCTTCCATCTGTACTGATATGACAAATCCATATCGATGCTCGAGCTGGTGTAGTGTTGTGCTTATGGTTCCTTGTTTAAGATCAGGTAATTCTTTTTGTATAATCCTATTTGTTATTCGTGGTGGTTTTGGATTTGACTTGTCGTGATATAGCTTTATTGTTGCCAGTATACGAACTTGATTAGACGTTAGTTTTCTCATGGTAGTATCCTTCAAACTGGGGAGGCTTGTCACCTCCCCTTTTTTGTTATGCTTGCATTGCTCTTTCCGTTAAGTCTTCAATAACTAAATCCATTAGAACTTCCATTGGAACATTAGTTGTTTTGATACCTACTTCATCGCAATAGTTTAGAAGGTCAAGGCAACGCATTGCGTTTACCTTGTCCTCGATGTTTTCTATAATGATAGTATTAATTGGATGTGACATCATCACTTCCATAATGAATAGTTCTACCATCTGTTTCTTCTTCGTTCGGTAGATTCAACTCGTTACGCATGTCATCTACAAAGTTGAACTTATCCACAACACACTTCAATGATTTGTATATACCCTTCAAATCATAGCGTGTATCCCATGATGGGAATCTTTGTTCATCGTCACACAATGCTTCATAGAATAGCATGTCTGCTCTGAGTCTATCTTCAAGTGTTACCATTTGTTTTCCTCGTACTGTCTTCATTAGAATAGTTCCTTCTGTTGTGGCTCATCGCCTAGTTTATATTTTAAGCTGGACAGAAACTCCTCATCGGTCATTGGTTTGTCGCAATGAGTTGTGCCGCCGTAATGTTTTGAACGTCGTGACATCATATACGAACGATACCCAGTTTCTGTCAGCGGACTCTTTACTTGATTACCATTTACATCGGTTACATTCAGTTGGAAGTGATCAACTACATAGGGCATACCTGATTCGGAATACCCTAAGTAGTCACGACAAACTGATACACTGTGTGTTAACTTGTTCCACACAAATGTTCCTACATTCTCATAAGACTTGTGCATACTTTGCATAATCCTTTTGCCAGAATGGTTTCATCTTTGGAGCTGATGGTTGACCAGCTAGTTCGGCATTGTCTTGTAGCTGTAGCTCTTCTTCATACTGCTTACGAAACATATACTTTGCAAAGTGAACTTTGCTTTTTGTTTTGTAATGAGTATATCCTGTCTGTCTTATTGCTATGATGTCTGCTCCGTTTACATTTAGATCATGTATTCTTGATGCGAGTCTCCGACAACCGAAACCTAAAGCTTCTTTGTCTGTGATTGATCCGTGTAATCGTATACAAGCTAGAACTAATCCGCATTGCGAATCAGCTCTTGGCTCAATAAAGTATTGTTCATTGCTCATTAGTTTATCCTTTTGAAGCTTGTTACTGTTGATGTCATTTCCAAATCTGCGACTGGTGTGTCGTCTCCACTCTCGATATGTGTATCAAGAATACGGCATAGCTCTGGAGCATACACACGATCTAAAGATTTAATGACGTTTTCTTTTTTGTCGTAGAATTTTATTGTGTAATCATCAGCCCAAGTTAGGTCAACATCGACTCGACCTTGATGCTTGAAGCCATTGGTTACCATCTTGATACCAGCTCTTCTGTCTTTAGTTTCTGGTAAC